GTGGTGGTGGAGAAGGCGGCGGTGCTCTCCACTCAAGTAAGTAAACTTCTCCCAAGTCTTTGTGTGTGAAATCTGTTTTCGGTCGTCCAGTCAATGCATCAAAACCTTTGAAATCAATAACAACTCCAGACGGTGCGTGATATTGTAAAACATCGTGGTCAGAAAAACATTCATCTTCGAAAGTTCCTGCAACTGACAATCGTATATATCCTGGTCCCTTTCTAGTGATGATATTCCCGCTACCACATGTTTTGGGGTTACCACTACTTTGACCTATAAATTCTGAATATATACATAAAGTATTCTCGGTAATACCAGTAGTCGTCACACTAACAGTTTCACATACTTCTACTTCTAAATCGAACGGTCTGCCGTCCAGATAAACGAAACTCAATCCCAAACGAAACCATCTGTCAGATAAATTTATTGTTCCTCTGTTAGGAAATACTGCATCTTCTGAGGCTGCATATGAACTATTAACAAATTGGTGTTGACAATCAGAAAATGCGCGACCAGTAGGACATGTGTAATAGCAACGTGGACTATCACCTCTACCTGTACAGTCAACGGTTCCGGTTGTCGCTGGATGAAGGTCATGGTAATCGGAAATATGCGAAAGCATTCTCCGATCCCCACAATCAAGTGTAAATGGAGATGTTGTCGACAAAAATTCATCCGTCACTCCGTTTTGTAGTTTGTTTATATAAGTTTGAAAGTTTAGCGCATCACCGCCGTCCAAAAAACCATCGCCAGATCCACCTTCTTCTAATGCTAAGTCTAAACATTTTATTCTTTCCCCAGGCATATTTATTGAAAATCGATCGCACCAGTAGGGAGGCTGTTCACCATTTCTGTCTCCAGCTATTATTAATAACTTGGTTCTTGTTTCTGACAATCTTGTAGAACATGGTTTTTCAAAAAGGTTTACGTCGTAAGTTGTACAATTTTCCAGAGAAAGACTTGCATCATAAATTTTACCGCTAAATCTATGTGTTACTGCCTGAAGAGTTGTAAATAAATCACACACAAAAACAGGGGGAGTGGAAGGAGATGGTGCAGCTGGAGGTGCAGCAGGTGGAGGAAGAGGTTGGAGAAATCCTTGACATGATTTATTGAAACTTGTGATTCTATGTTTAGAATTATGTGACATTAGAGTCTCAAAGCCTGTATCGTCTCTCATGAAATATTCAAACTCAAGCCGAATGTCATCGACTATATTATGAGTTGTGTTAAACACTAGATCAAAACTGTTGTCTCCTCTATGTGTATTTATTCTATTACTATTATCATGTGTTCCAGTAATGACAGTTTCTAAGGCATTTGGTTCTGAAAAATGAAGTGTTACTCTCAGTTCCATACTTGAAGTCATTGATGCATTTTGTCCGGTTCTCATGCTGAAGGGAGTTATAGATACAGAAATTTGGGTTGTACTATCACAATTCATTGATTGTTGTAACATATGAGTATCTTCTTTCCATAAAAGATATGCTCTCGTAATATCGTCAGAATTTACGACTCCGTTATTATCGTAGTCATATAACGAATTATCTGTACTGTTATTTTTGTTTGCAATAAAAACATCTAGTAAATCTTGAGGGGTTAACACTCTCGGTGAAATACTGTTTTCAATTGTATAAATATTCAACATATTTTGTTTATGAGAATAGTTTTCAAACAAATTATAAGATAGTTCTCTACCAGATTTTTTTGTATTGGCGTCATTATAACTTTTTTCTTGTATTATTTGGCCATTGTTTTGCACCCCAGACTTTTTATAAATAAAATAAATAAAAGGTAAAAACAAAAAATTTAAATAGTATATTTTCATTCTTATTTTATGTATATATAAAAAAATATATTCTAGATTAAACAAATGAGATTACCTATAGTAAATGTGACTAGATGTCCTGACAGAGGCTTAGAGTCTCTTTACGAACTTAACGATCCTAAACTTGATTTGTATACGTGGCTTATAATTTTGATAAGTTTGGAACAAATTGTAACTCTTAGTATAATCGGAATAAGATCTTATCGAAAACTAACATTTTTTACTACAAATACATTAACATTTTGTAGTCTTCCTACTGCACTAATACTATGGTGGAGTTTATTCACGTCTGCTTCGGTTGCACTCGTAGGTTTAACAATGAGAGGTAATGTTTCTGTACTTACCAAGACGATTCATGTATTTTCAGAAGCAATGTTTTTAGTTACTTTTCTTACTTCTATAAATTTGACAATATTAAGTGGAATTGTATTTTCAGTTATACTTTTCATGATACTATGGGTTTTGAGTATACCAGAATGTATAAACTCAGTTTCACTTGCGGTTTCTTTGGGTGTTGTCCTAGATTTTGCAAACTTTTTTTCGTACCTGTTGTTGGCTTTTAGACAGAATGAAAACAATAATTTATGGACTTTTGTTCACGGACTGGGTTGGCATGCATTATATCTTTCATTGTTTATAGCGATTCATTTATGGGATATTCCACAATGGGTATTAGGTCTTTTGAGACTAACTGGAGCTGTTTTTAATATTATATCTGTCGAACTGTTTATACTTTTACTCAAAAGAATACTTATCGACGCAGATCTCCCATCTGGATGGATGAAACTTTCTGAATGGAAATCTTATCCGAATTCTACGGTTGCGTGGGATGACACAGGACTTTTAAGTGTGAAAGCTGATTATAAACCAAGTCACAATCCCCAGGAATCAGCATATACAAAAGCAAGTCTTTACAAATTCTGGTTTGGTTATAGAAACACAACAAGATTTCATAACAATAAATATGTACAGTATTTATTCATATATCCTGTCAAAGAATACGATGTTCCTGACGATAAAGAAGAATATGTTTTTGTTTATGACTTGGCACATACTAGAATTATAAGAATTTTTATAATTGTTTTGTTGGCATTTTTGTTATGGTTGAGTTAAACTTAAAAATATTTAGAGTGCGTTAAAAAATAATATTTCTATTGTATTTGACCACTTTATTTAATTTATAAAACTAAATCCACATTTAAATTATTTAAATTAATTAAAATGTGTTTTGAAATATTTTACTACTTTTTTAGTAAAAAAAAAGAAGAAATTATTACTTCAACAATTGTGATTGACGACGTTGGTATAGAAATTTCAAAGGTTTAAACATTTTCAGAATGTACTCGAAGTTTTATTAGTTTCATATGTCGGGTCCATGTTTCCAATTATAAGACAAGTGTTCAAGTTTGAATCATGTGTTTTTATAATAGGAGTTTCTTTCCTTTTAAACAAAAGTCTGTATATTGATCTTATACAATTCATTTATAAAACATAGAATTATTTTTTATGAATATTAACGATATTGTTTAAGTTTTCATTCATAAAAAAGGATGTTATAACACATATTATTGATACTAGTAAAATCAAAGTTATAGATACTCTTGGATGTGAATAATCATCGTCTCTAGAAACTGTTACAAACGGAGGTTGTAAAGAAATCAATATAAAAATTGATATCAAAAACTGTGTTACTAGTATAATATATAAATTTTTTTTTGTAGATACTTCTTCGGTTATATTACCCCATTTCGATTCAAAAGATGTCATTTTATATTAAAAGTTTATTTTTTTTAAAATTATATAAAGTTACCTTGTGGTTTTTTGAAACTTACTATAAAATACTTTTTAAATGGAAGAACTTAAAACCGGAGATGTATTACTTTTAAATAGTGAAAGTGGATGGTTTAAAAATTTGTTTGGAAAAATTATAAAATGGGGAACTCACAGTAACTATACACATGTCGTTATGGTTTTGAAGGATCCTGTATTCTTGCATCCACATTTGAAGGGAATCTATGTATGGGAGTCTGGATGGGAAGGAACACCGGATCCTCAAGATGGCGATATAAAGTTAGGTGTTCAAATAACATCAATCGAGCAGTTCTTAAACTCTTACAAAAGAGTGGGAGGGCACTGTTACTTGCGTTCTATAAATTGCGATAATGAAAAATTTAGCGTTTCAAATCTTTCAAATGTTCATGAAGTTGTTTATAAGAAACCGTATGACATATGTCCATTGGATTGGGTCGAAGCTTTTTTAGGAGTAGATATAAATTCCCAAAAAACATCTAGATACTGGTGCAGTGCTTTGGTTGGATATATATATACTAAATGTGGAATACTTGATCAAGAAACAGATTGGAGTATTTTAAAACCTTCTGATTTTTCATTAGATGGCGAAAACTTGTCTTTTCAATATGGTTGTAGTCTATCAATGACACAAACCAAGATTTTTTAACCATCACTTTTGGATATTTGGTGACATCCGAAAGTGGAATCGGGCAAAATCCTTCGATTGCATTTTAAACGAATCATCGAAAGATTGGTTTTCCACCATGCTCAAACGGTCGTTGAAAAAAAAGCAATGGGTGTATCGTTATTCAGTATAATTTAAATATTTTTTTTTATTTATTAAAATAAATGTTATTTTTAAACATTGTTTCTTTATCATCATGTTTTCAATCTTCAAACACAGACCGTTGGAATTCTTTTTTAAATTATGGTTTAAAAAATCCTGTAAACGAATCATATTTGGTTCACGTATTTTTCAAAAATGAAGCAAACTATCCAGTGAATATATACAAAACAAATTATAATAGAAACACTTTAGACCCGAATGGTGTTATCGAAACTTCACTTGGTGTAGGTGATAGGGTAAAAATACCTTGTTCAGTCGGAGATACCTTTACTGCAAAAGTAAATGTGCCCGGATCTCCTTACGATAATCTTTTATTGTTAGCGTACGACGTTTCGCGCGTATACGTAAATGATTATTCATGCGATAACATTGACTTAAAAACGTGTGATAGGAAACCATTCAATGGTGATATGCGCTGGACTCCTCCAGATTCTTTAATGTTTAGCAGTTTAGCAAACACCAACAGTAGTTTATACTTTTGGGATGGAGTTTGTGAGGAATATATTGAAAGTATAAACGAACACCGAGACTTTCATATAATGTCTACGCTTGGTCATTCATTTCGCTTGAGAGAATCTGAAACTAAAAGATTTCTGTTTGAGTATAAATTTGAAGAAGTTGTAATAAATGGACTTGAAACCGATTACGATTATGAAGTATCTGAAAAAGCAACCGAGTTATTCGACGTGTTAATGATTGAAAATATAAGAAACAATATTGAGAGTCAAAAAAAATTATTAAAAGATTTAGAATCGCGTAATTCAAAAGTATGTTTTTAATTTTTTATAAACACATAATTAAAAATGATTAATATAGAAAGTACACCCAAAAAATTGGTATTAATGCGCCACGGTGTATCATGTGCAAATCAAGCATCAGGAAGTCCTGATGTTAGAAGATGGACAGCAGTTCAACCATTGTTGACAATGAGTGGAATCGATCAAGCAATACGATCTGTAGAAAATTTAAAAAAATACGGAGTCGACAGTTCTTATCATATAATATGTTCTATGTTACCACGTTCTATTTTTACAGCATCTATAGTTGCTAGTTTTTTGGGTTCTGATAAAATACATGTTTATCCATACATAGGAGAAACGTCTAAATTATACGAAGAATTGTTTTTTAAAGGTAAGTCTTCTCAAAATGTTACAACACTACATGAAAGTCTTCTTTACACGGAGGTAATAAAATATATTTTGATTAAACTAGGTATTGAGCCACCACAAATAGATTTTAGTTCCGTAAATCGTGAAATCATAAATATTCAAAACGAAGAAAAAAAGTTTCCATCTTCTTCGACCCCAGAATTAGCAGAACAAAAAGAAGATGAACCTGGTCCATCTTCTTCTTCTTCTACTGATGTTTTAAAATCTTTGAAAGAATTAGATATAGACGGATTTGGTACAAATAAACATAAAGTAAATGAAGTGATTGATAGTATAGATAAACAAAATATATTAATGATTAGTCACGGTGATTTGTTAGATTATTTTACAGGTAGTAATATTTGGAGTAAACTAAAGAATAAGAAAAGGGCGCTGATAGAACATGAAACTCAAGAAGAAATAAAATATGATGCAAACTGTTCATTTCTTTTGACACAGTACAATTTGGGAAACACAAAGCTGGTAGGTGAACTAGTTGTGACTCCATATAAATCTGTTATTATGACAAAAGCTCTTGAAAAAATGTATTCAAGAGTTGAGTATGATGAAGAAGATGATGATGGTGTTCTTGTGGATGTTCCATTTACGTCGTCTTCTAATAGTTTACAAACTTTTTTACCAACTTTTGTAGGTTCGGGAGAAATTCAGTCCGGACTGTCAAACCCCAATTTGCCAATAACTATACTTGAAGCTTTTTTGACATGTCGACATCATCTTCATGGAATGATCTTGATACCTTATTTTATTGAACAAGTTTCAAAAACTCTAAACGAACAAAAATATTTTGAAAAATCTATAATTGATTTGGTAATTGAAAAGTTGGTTTTTTTGTTTAATGAATACTTTGAAAAATGGAATTATAGAATTATTTACAACAAGGCAGATTTAAATTTTAAAAGTTTTAGCACATTAGAAGGGTTGGAAGCAGTTCTATGGAATGACGAAACTGAACCATTCTTTTAAAATATTAGTACCAATTTTCATAATAAGGTTTATTACTACAACCTTTGTACATTTTGTATGGATACAAATGAATCCAATAATTTGCAGAGAACTTTGTCCCCTTGATTACGGACAAAGATTCGTGAAATGTGTTTTCATCTCTCTTGTTTGGATATTCGTTTATTATGTTTGACCATATAAGAACACTTCCTTTTCGAGGCTTTATAGATATATTTAATTTAGAAAATTTGGTTTCACCACCCTCTTCTACATCCGATAGGTAAAAAAACACTGTATAAATTCTTGGTCCCCATGCAGAAGACCTTGGCGAATTTTGATCATGATGTGGTTTATAGTATTCTCCTTGATTGTATCTAAGTAACTGTAAAGGCTCTGCATACTCATCCGGAATACCAATTTTTTCGTATACCCAGTTTCTTAATTTTTTTGTGTTATCACGACAATATAAACTTTCACACCAATATGTAGAAGAAGTTCTTGCACTCGTCTGTCCATCTCCTATTAATGAAGGTTTCCAACTTTCGTTACTTATACTGTCTATAATTTTGTCGCAATCGCTATGAGATATGACATCATCAAGTGTCACAATCCAAGATTCAGAACTGTGTGACAAACCACCGTAGTTTTCAATCAAATTTTGGAATAAATAATTAGTAGTATTTTCAAAAATGGCTGCTTTGTGTTCGGGATTTCTTATACATTCTTTTACATTTTTGAGTGCATCACAAGACGAGCATGACCATCGACATTCATCTTTCAGGTTTTTTGTATAACAACCATGTTCTTTCACAAGATTTTTGCAATCAATAACTTTATCGTGACAACGTTCAGATTGACAAACTCTGCAAGATTCACGACATTTTGTTAACATAAAGTTGGGATTAGAATCACACTCTCCAACAAGTGCCCATTCTGAACACATTTTATGTTCATTTTTGCAATCTTTATCAAAGATATTTTCGGGTTTGTTTTCTACTATAATTTCTGTTGTGTTATCTAATTTATAATACAATAAATTGTATTTTATAAAAAAACTAAATACCAAAAAAATAAAGGAAAGTTTAAATGATAGAAACATTACTTTTTTTATTACACATAAAAAAAATTGATTAAATATTATAAAATAAAAAAATGGATTTATATTCTCAAAACTATGACTTGGATGACATTTACAAGTTTAGTGACGTTGTGAACACAAAAGTAACTGAAAGAAAAAACGATTACACTACAATTGTCGGAATGCTGGTAGGTGTTTTAGCTATGTTTCAAGTGTACTCTTATGTTTCAGGAAGTTCTAAGAGAAACCCTCAAATACATACGGGTGGTCTTATACTTGGTTATGCTTTGGTAATTCCATATATATTGAGATTATCACTGGATTTATACTCACAATCGATACAAGTATTTGTGACACTTCTGATAGTAGTTTTAGACTGGTTTTCTTTCCATGAAGATAAATCTAGATTTTCCGAAGAAGAACTTTGTGTTGTTGGAAACTGTCGTTTTAGTGCACGCGTCACTGGACACTTGGCACATATAATCGATACTATAGCAATGGGTTTGATGATTATTCCTCTTGTAGATGACGAAAATACTAGATATGCAATATGTTTGGGTCTGTTTATATACATGCTTGTCGGAATAAAAGTAATTGAAGATTATACAAAAGATGGATCAGTAAGTGATTTAAGAGGAAAAACAGAAGAGGAAAAATGTCGTCAAGCAAGAATTATGAGAGATCCATGGAGAGGTGGGTTGAATGATATAATTACTGCACTTGGAATATTACTTGCATGGCAATCGTTTTTTACATGTACTGACGGAAGATGTGATACAAAGTATTTCCCCGCGAATCAAGTTGGAAACATATTTACTGATTTATCAAAAGAACATGCGTCCAAGAAATTGTTTATGCTTACTATCGCGAGAGTAATTATAATTGATTTTGGAATGGCGATCGTTCCTACGTATGTTAATTACATAAATACATCTTATCAACACGGAAGAATTCCGTCAGAAGAATATGGTATTCCTTCTTGTTTTGACGATTAGATGTAAAGTTGTAATTTTTAAAATATACAGTATGTATTTTTTTCTATAGGCGACTCTAGAGTAAATATACAAAACAGACTTTGAGACTTTAATATTAAAAAATAGTGATGTTTATAAAGTCGCGTATTTTGCAAATCCAATTTAATCTCTGAATCCTATCTGTTGATCACCGTCCCAGTTTGCCAAATTGTTCGGATCGAAAGGGTCACCATCCTCGTCGTAGTACGATCTGGAATGTATCTTCCACTCACGCACTATCGAGCTAATTAACCACACGTCACAAGAAATGTCCGTCGGTAGTACCGGTTTTCTTAGAACTATGTCTGTAATGGGTGTTCCCATCCAATTCAGATTATCCACACGGTTCAGATACTCTTGAGGATCATACTTGAGAAGAAATGATTTTTCAACGTCCGTGTACAATCTGGTTACATTGACTTCATCGAAACGACAAAGAGTTTGGTCTTTGTTATCTGACACAAACGCTCTTATGCGATCGAACCATTCGTCAAGGTGGTCAGTATTCTCCATTCTGTGTCGTTGTCGTGACAGACAAAGAGACTGTGAGACTTTCAGAATGCAGAATCTATTTTCTCAGAACCCTTGTGTTTGATCCTCTTACCGAATGAAACTCAATGAAAAAAAATTTAGGTTGGGTTGGTTAGGGTTAGGGGTTATTTTTTTTATTATTTACTCACACTCTCTGGACTTAGTTGTAGGCTACTTAAATTTTTGGGATGTACGGTTGTGAAATCCTACACTTCTTTAGAAGAAGAATTTTCTACAGACATCCCTAATACTATATTTATTAAAAATATTTTATTAATTAAAATAAATAATTATAATGGAAGAAAAACCTGTTATATATGATGAAACTGAATCTGTATGGAATTTTGGAAAGTTGATTTCTAAATTTCCTGATGAAATGTTATCACATTCTTTGGTGTTTAAACATCCCCCTCCAAAAAAAAATAAAAATGAATCAAACGAACTTACAAAACTAAAAAAAAAGCACCAAGAAGAAATACTTTTTTTAAAAAATAGTCATTCTAAGGAACTAAATGACATAAAAAAAAAGAATGAAGAAGATATTCAGTTTTGGAAAGACTGTTATTTACATGTAAAACAGTATTTGGAAATAGTTTTAAACCTTAATCTTCATCAGAGATGAGACTTGCATCATCGTCGCTAAAATTTAGTTTTTCATTTCGCGACTGTTCTGAAGAAACAACAGAAGAGTTCAGTTCTTCATCTTCACTTCCACGGTATTCTCCTTCTTCATCTTCACTTCCACGACATTCTTCCTCTTCGTCTTCTTTAGACCCTCTAAATTTAGATTCTGAACGAGACTTCATAAGATCCTCGTATCTACCAACAAGTGTTCCGCAAAATTTAGTATTCAAGCCTTGTGATTCACTCAAACGGTTGACGTCATTTGCTACTTCTTTAAAAGTAGAAACAACAGTAGATCTAAATGTCGATTGAGTCATTTCAAATTTTCTAAGAGTTTGTTCTATATTTTTCAATCGTTCTTCAATATCTGATAAATCTCCAGTATTCGCCCCTCTATAATCCGGAACTGGAGATGAAATGGAAGATTCAGATCTTGCCGCTTTTTCTTGTTCTCTTTTCAAAACTTTATCAAAACCACTATCGGTGAACTCCCATGTATTGTATGCACCGATTGAAGTAGATGGAAGTTTCATAAGTTGACCATCTTCCATCCTTGCACTAATTATAGTTGCGTCATTTTCTTTTTGTATGTCCTCGATAATGCCAGTTGGTCTAGAACCTCTGTATGCTTCAGGGAATTCGGGATCTCCAACTAATCCTAACGCGATTTCATCACCTTTTTCCGCAAAATTACATAAACCTGGCATTATTTCACCAATTTTTTGAATGCGGTCTGTATCATAAAGATTCGAATGAGATGTCATTATTTCTTTTTTTATAAATATATTTTTTTTCATGACTTAGATACAACATTTTTGATTGCATACTTATTTTTTTAAAATTTTCAACTAAACTCTGTATTTTCTTCATTTTCGTCTGATATTTCATCGTCTTCGTCATCATCCCAGACTTCTTCTTCATAGAAATCTTCTTCATTGTTGTCACTGTCACTTTCTTCTTCTACATCCACATCTTCGTCTTCATCTTCTTCAACACAGTTTGAGTTTGGTACATCGAAAATTAAGTCGCGAGTGTCATATTTTTCTATATTCGTTGTAGCATTTTTCATT